TCGTAATATGGAACAATATCGTGAACTTATGGGTGTGTTGGACGGCCTGGGTCACGTGGAACAGGAACTCAAGAGCCTGCTAGAAAAACAGGAGCAAGATGATGACTAGCGTTAAAGCCGTTAATCTTAAAGCGGCGCAAGAGGGGACCGCATCCCTTAAAAAAGTTTACAAAGAACCCGGTGATAGGGTCCTTGACCCAAGTGTAATTGGGAAATCTCTCTTAGAAAGAATACCTACCCCTACAGGATGGCGCATTCTTATCCTACCTTATCGCGGAAAAGGTAAGACAGAGGGTGGTATTTACCTACCAGACAAGATTGTTGAAGAAAACACGGTGTCTACTCAGGTTGGGTATGTGCTTAAAGTCGGTGATTTGGCCTATAAGGACCCTGAAAAGTTCCCGGAGGGACCGTGGTGCGAGAAAGGAGACTGGGTAATGTTCGCTCGATACTCGGGTTCTCGCTTTAAAATTGATGGGGGCGAGGTTCGTATCTTAAATGATGACGAAGTATTAGCTCGTGTCCTTGATCCAGACGATGTTTTGCACGGTTAGGAGAGAATAAATGGCAGAAGAAGACATTATTGAGGAAACAGAGGCAGAAACAGAGGTTATTGTATCGGAAGAGGCTCAAGGAGAGCTTGATTTAGGTGGCTCTGACCAAGATAACTTTGAAAAAGCCGAAAATACGGTCCAAAAACGTATAAATCGTCTTACGAAAAAGATGAGAGACGCAGAAAGGGACCGTGAAGAGGCTATTCAGTACGCAAAACAGGTTCACCAAGAGGCCGAAGGCCTTAAAACTCGTCTTTCGGCAATGGATACGGGTTATTTGAACGAATCTAGTGCTCGTGTGTCTAGTGAACTGCAATCTGCGGAGGCAAACCTCAAAGCCGCTATGGAAATAGGGGACACAGAGGCCGCAGTAGAGGCTCAAAAGAAGATAACACAGCTTGCGATACACAATGATCGTGTCGAACAAGCAAAAGCCCAGCAAGCCCGGTATCAACAACAAGCGCAGTATCAACAACAAGCACAAGCTCAGGCGCAAGTCCCTCAACAACCTGTTCAAGCCCCAAAAGTAGACCCTAAAGCCCAGAGTTGGGCTCAAGATAATGAGTGGTTTGGTGAAGATGAGGCCATGACCTACGCGGCTTTTGGTATTCACAAGAAATTAGTTGAAGAAGAAGGGTTTGACCCTTCGACAGATGATTATTATAGTGAACTTGACCAACGTATGAAGACAGAGTTTCCTCATAAGTTGGGCAACTCCGGTGGAGGCAAGCGACCCGCTCAGACGGTTGCCTCTGTAAACCGCTCAAGTTCTGGGCGCAGCAGTGGGAAGAAAGTTAGGCTCAGTCAACGTCAAGTCGATATGGCAAGAAGGTTGAATGTTCCTATTGAAGAGTACGCTAAATACGTGAAAGGGTGATTTGATATGACGCAAGACAACAGAATTGAAGGCGGTATAGCTCGCGCCCCTCGCGCAAACAAGACAAGGGAGAAAACGGCTAGGCGTAAGCCGTGGGCTCCTCCATCCATGTTAGATGCACCACCCGCGCCGGATGGCTACGTTCATCGTTGGATACGGGCTGAAACCCGTGGTTTTGACGATACAAAGAACATCAGCGCACGGTTGCGAGAAGGATGGGAACTGGTTCGTAAGGATGAGTTTCCGGACTTTGAAGCACCTGTTGTTGAATCGGGTAAATATGAAGGTGTGTTTGGTATTGGTGGTCTTATGCTCGCCAGAATACCTGAAGAGACGGTTGAAGAACGGACAGAGTACTTCCGTAACAGGACCTCTGACCAGATGTTGGCTGTTGACTCAGATATGATGCGCGAGAATGCACACTCTACTATGACGATTAGTAACCCTGATCGTCAATCTCGTGTAACCTTTGGCGGCACTACGAAATAGTGCCAAGGAGATAGATAAATGGCAAACCAAGATACTGCCTTCGGTCTTCGTCCTATAGGTCTCAATGGTGCAGGAGCTAATTCCACTGGTGTAACTCAATATGAGATTGCAAGCGACAACACTAACGCTATCTTTCAGAACTCCCCAGTAATTCCTCTGGCGGCTGGTGTGATTGATATCGTTGGTGCAGCAAATGGTGGCACGGTTCCCGCTCTTGGTGTCCTTATGGGCGTTGAATATGTAGATAGTTCCTCTAAGAAGACTGTCTTCAAAAACTACTGGCCCGGTTCAAACAACGTAAGCGTTGATACGAATTTCCCTATCAAGGCTTTTGTTGCGGATAACCCAAACCAGTTGTTCATGGTTGCGGCAGACGAGTCTGTTACAAACCGTGCTACAGCTTTAGCTGACGTTTTCTCAAACTGTTCGTTGGCTAACGGCACATCTGGTTCAACCAATACTGGAAGATCCACGGCTGAACTAGATATTTCCACCGCCGCTACCACGGCAACGCTCTTTATGCGAGTTGTTGGATTGTCCACTGATGAGGCCAATCTTGACTTTGATGCTGCGGGCGTAAACTTCGTGGTTCGGTTTAATTTCCACTTTAACTCGCCAGCATCCGCCTCTGCTTCGCAGACGACGGCTGACTCAACTGGTATTTAAGGAGGGTATAGATAATGGCTATTTCTCGCGCACAACTGGCGAAAGAGCTTGAGCCCGGCCTTAATGCCTTGTTCGGTCTTGAGTATGATCGCTACGAAAATGAACATGCGGAGATCTTTGAAGAAGAGACTTCGGATCGTGCATTTGAAGAAGAAGTGATGCTTGGTGGTTTCACCTCGGCACCTGTTAAAGAAGAAGGCACTGCCATCACCTTTGACGATGCTCAGGAGACATACACCGCACGTTATACGCATGAGACAATCGCTCTTGCGTTTTCGATCACTGAAGAGGCGATTGAAGACAATCTTTATGATCGTCTTGCCGCTCGATACACCAAGGCTTTGGCTCGCTCAATGGCTCAGACCAAGCAAATCAAAGCTGCGGCTATCTTGAATAACGCTTTCGACACCACTGCACCGATAGGTGATGGTGCCGCGCTTTGTTCTTCGGCACACCCCTCTTTGTCTGGTAACCAAAGAAACCAGCTATCAGTAGCAGCAGACCTCAATGAGACTTCTCTTGAGCAAATGCTTATTGATATTGCGGGTATCACTGACGAACGTGGCCTTAAGGTTGCTATTCGTGGTGTTAAACTGGTTATCCCGAAAGAGCTTCAGTTCATTGCGGAACGTCTGTTAAATTCAGATCTCCGACCTGGAACGGCGGACAACGACACTAACGCCAACAGAAGCATGGGAATGCTTCCAGAGGGTGCCGTTGTAAACCACTTCCTGACGGACACTGATGCTTACTTCATCCTGACTGATGCGCCAAACGGTTTTA